TTTTCCATCACGTCTATAAAATCTTTGGTCTAATACATTTACTTGCTTGTTATCAGCGCTGTATTCTACAATACGTTTAATCTTAGGGTCGTGGATAATATTTGAGTGCTTGTCTATCATGCTAATTCTAGTTTTTTGTAAAGTAGTTCTCCGAGTGTTAATTGCTCAGCGTCATGAACTAATTTGGTGAAGTTTTCAAAACCCATCTCAGATGGATCTTTGTCTTGTAAATCTATCAGGTAAACGTCTTTACCTAAGTTTAGCAGTTGTTCTGCATATTTTAGAGCATCTTTTAAAGCGTCCCTATCTAAAGACACGTATACTGTTTTTACTGATGGTTCAATTAATTTCATCATTAACGCTTTAGGTATTGTTTTACCTAATAATGGAATAGCATTACGTTTTATTGCTATAGCATCAAAAATACCTTCACATAATATGATAGGTACGTTCCAATTAATGAAATATTCTAATCCTATTAATTCATTTTTGTTACATTTTGGAGCATCATATTTTTTAGTTGAGTTAGGATCAATTGCTCTAGCAATAAAGTAATTTAAATTACCGTCTTTATCATATGATGGAATAATAATTCTGCCGCTATACTTGCCTTCTTCACAATAACCTATATTATACTTCAATATATCCGACTTAGTAATACCTCGTTTTTTTAAATACATTAAAGCGTGTTTAGCGACAATATCTGTACGTGATAGGTTAATAAGTGGTTTGTATTCTTTAGGTAATGTTACTTTTTGTATTACTTGTTCTTCAGTTAATTTAGGCGTGAATCCTAACATTGACTTTAGTTCGGATATTTTGTCAGATGATGCTTTTAGTTTCTTAAATAGCCCTAATAACGTTTTACCTTTGGCGTTACACACCCAGCAATGCCAAGGTGTTTCTCCTTTAACATTAGGTTGTAAATTAATTTCTAATTTTTGCTTATGGTGTGTACAGAATGGACATTTATAGGCGTAGTTATTGTTACTAGTCTTTTTTCCATTTCCTAGAACGCTATTTACAGTATGTAATAAGGCATTATTTATCATAACTTATAATATAGCATCTATTTCTTGAGTAGCAAAATCTTTTCTATAGAATTTTCCTAACACATTGTCATTGTAGCTATTAGTAGTGTGTAAAACACCATAAGTTATCTGGTATTGTATTTCGTAATATGTGAGTTGTTTTTTGGTAGGGCAAAACTGTAATATGACTCTTTCGAATTTGTCTTTGCCTAAAGTTTTAAGATCTGCAAGTAGTTCTTTAGATGAACCATAATAATCTTTCCAACCACTATCAACTTGTTCTACTTTAGTAATGGTTTTACGACCAGGTCCTGTTTGTTCAGCAAGTTCTTTTTTAGTAAGTTTTTTCTTCTTGTTATGAAAAAATGCTTTTTTACCAATATAAAATTTTCCTGTTTCTAGATTAGTAATATTATAAACAAAACCATAACAGTTTGTTTGAAAATTATCTGCTAATGAATTTAAAGATCCATCGTCAGTGTGATATAACCAATTATTCATAACGTTTATTTAATATAAATATTATAATTAAAATTTACTTATAAAATTAGTATCCCATTTCACTAAAAATGTCATATCAGTATTTGATGGTATAGGAATAGGTGTTGACATTTTAGCAACAGCTAATAAATCTTGAGCGTCATTATATAAACCTATAGATGCAACATATGGAGAAAATTCTGATCCTGAGATAGAACCAGTAGTGAAATTTTTTAATATTCCATAATTTTGAATTGATGTTATATAAACTTTATCACTAGCATTTGAACTACTATATGGTGTTAAAATACCTTGACTACCTGATAATAATGTTGGGTTGTATGATGCATTATATTCATAATCTTTTATAGTGCATTTAGTAAAATTTTCATAAACAATATGATTATTTTGAAAACTAATATCAACAATATTGCTAAAAAGGGATTGAGAAATAGGACTAGGTATAACAGTTAATACAGCGATATTTTGCTCATAAAATATATTTCCAACATATGAACTTTGTGATAATATAGTTCCAATAGAAGAACTTACATTACTTCCACTATATAATAAATTATAATTTCCATCATCATATAATTTATGAACCACTGAGGCACTAGTATATGTTAATGTGAAAGTTGATGGTAAAATTTTATCACCAGTTATCTGGCGAGGAAGATTAACAGTGTATATAATATTATCAGGATTAGTAGGGAAATATTTTATAGTATTTAGATTACCTAAATTAACAAATCCATTATAATATGATGAAGTTGATAAGGTACCATCATTAAAGATGGTACCATACATTGAAGATGTATTTATATATCCTGGTATAAAATTTGGGTAGTATGATACATTGATAGTATTATAAACTAAACTAGGATACTGATTACTAGATGTTGTTTCATTAGGATTAAAAGAACTTGTATTCTTAACTCCTCTATTTATTGTTATCTGATAATCAGCTAATGAAGCTGATGGTATATTCCAGCTTTTATTAGCTGTATATGGTACTACAAATGAGTCGGATACACTGATTCTTTTAAATGCTGACATAGGTGAAACATTAGAAATCTAATTTAACTCTTAATAATAATTCTTTAGTAAAGTCTTTAACTAATGGTTTATTTAGTTTAGCTACGGCTACTAAATCACCACTGTTATTATATAATCCTACAGATGTAATAAATGTTTGAGAATTATATATTAAAGATGTATATAATAAATTACCATTCGCATCAATTACTGTTGGATTTGTAGTATAATTATAATCACCATTCTTTATTCTTACAAAGAAATATCTTGAAGATATTGTTTCATAATTCTGTAAACGGAAATTTGCAGCTGATGAAGCAGATAACATTTGAAATACCATCCTATTATTAGGATTAGCAGAAAAAGATGTTGATGAAGCTTGTTCATTAAATATAGCTCCTACACCTCCATTCGCTGATGATAATGATAAAGCTCTTGGATTTAATATAATTAATCCTTCATCAGGAATCATCATACCATAACTTCCACTATCAGTATATGTTGTTGATTTTACACTATTATAAGAACCACTTAATAAATAATACACACGAGATGTTCCAATATAAGTAGCTGTTGTATTTACTGTTGAATCATCAGTTAATTTAATAGTATTACTACCACTGTTGATAGTTAATGTTAAAGAGCCTGGATTGAATGATTCTTTAAAGCGGGCTCTATTAATAGATAATACAATAATATCTTTTGATATATCATCTGATCCAAAAGTAAATGATGTATTCTCATCTCCATATATTAATGATCTAAATTGACCATATATATCTCTTGTTGGTGTTTTTTCTGGGATTTGCTGGTTAAAATATCCAGATCCTGATCCACTCACATGGCCATAAGCTATAGAAAATTGTACTTCAGCATTACTTAAACTAGATCCTGTTTGATAAACATCAAGATAAAAAGTTCCAGGAACTGAAGATTCTTGAGTTGAACTAGTAAAAAATGTAGTTAATGCTGCGATATCTCCAGTCCACATGGGAGATATAGTGGCGTCAGAGCTTATAACTGAATCATCAGAGGCGAATTGTGTAAATGACATATCTTATGTTAATTAAGTTTTTGTGATTATTAAAGGTACTGTAATTCTAGCTCCACTATCTCTACCAATACAAGTTATTGTTGTTGTTATAGTAGCACCCGGTAAAGCTGTTGTTCCAAATAAAGTATTAATAGTTGTAGCTATTAAACTAAATGATGTACCAATTTGACTAGCTGATAAACTAGCTCCACTAGTATTTGGTATAGTGGTTGCTGTAGCTAAAGCTGTTGTGTCAATTCCGGCTCCAGTGAATGTACTAAGAAATCTTGAGTCTCCCACAGTCATTAAATATCCTGATGGTTCAAATGTTGATGTAGCTCCTAAATAATTTAATGTTTGAGGAGTAATAGTTAAAGAAGCTGCTTGACGTAAAGATACAGTTGAGAAACCAAGATTTAATACAGGTAATTTACTTGTACCACGAGGTAATGTAACTAATTTGTATTTTAAATTTTGTGTTTCGTCTGTGAACGCTTGTAATAAAGGCATCTTTTCAATTGCCTCACCAAAAAATGCTGAACCAGATGGGTGTGAAGGATTATACAAAGTATAATCAATTTCATCATCCGCTAAAGCAAATTGTGTGATTTGAAATGAACCATCATTACGAGCCATTAATTCACGTCCTTTCTTTGTTAGGACAGCATCAATTGTTACTAACTGATTGTTTAAAAATGACATAGTTTTTATTTGTTATAGTTATAAATATATTAAAATTTAAAAATTATACTCCAATAATACCCATACTTATATAATACGAATTAGAAGAAGTAGGATAGAAAGAAGCTGATGCGCCTGTGTTTATAGCAACTGCACTAGTTATTAAAGTACCTAAAGATAAATTTCTTGAAGAATTATTTGTTGTATTGTAAATATACAAAGAAGCACTATAATTATTATAATAGGAACTTCCTGTAACAGTTATTGTATAAGATTTACCTGAATCTACAGTTAAATAACTACTTCCTGTATTATTAGACCCACTGGCTCCAAAATAAACATTACTAGATGTTATAAAATAACCAGTAGATTCTTGACCTTTCAAATCCATATTACTAAAACTAAAATATAAATTTAAAACACTATTCTCTGTTGGAGTTGTTGGAACTCCTGTGTTAATAAATTCAGTATTATAAAGTATATTTACAGCCTCTAGAGGAAAGGATGCATATGTTGCGCTTCCACTACGAACATAAACTCTTAAAGTACCAACTGTTGAACTAAATGATTCTGTTGTATAATAAGCACTAGCTGTTATTTCTAAAGTAGCACCAGGAAATTTTAAGTAAGTATTTGATGTACTATTAAAAATACTAGAGGGTAATACAAAAGTATCTCCAGGAACAATAGTTACACTAGATGGAGTTGACCCTGAAGCTTGTAAATAATATATATTTGTCATTTATATTTAGTTAAGTTAAATCAGTGTTGAAATCTTTATATATTTTACCAACATTATCAAGTAATTTTTGATTAGCGTCATATGGTAATAATATAGTTTGGGAAACATCTCCTGGTTTTTTCTTTTGGTCTATAATAATTGTTGTTTCATCTGGTTTAGGTCTTAAAATAGCAAAATTTGTTGATGATAATATACTATCATTTATATTTTTATCAAAATTTACTTTAAAACTAGGTCTATAACGTGTTAATGTAGCAGAAACAGCTACACCAGTTGTATTAAAAGGAGTAGTTAATGTTCCAAAATCTAATGACACTAAACCATAATTTATATATATACCTTTTATAACAATATCCGATAAATTATTATTAGAGGTACCACTAACAGTAATGTAATCACCAATTTTAAATGGATTTCCATATGTATTTAAATCATAAAATATAGAATTATTATTATAAGAGGTTCCATTATATACAAAAGGACCATTAAAATTAGCTACAATACTTACTGGTGTTACACCTGATACAGTATTTGAGGTAGAAATAACAGTATAATATTGAGGATTTGATGAGTTAAAATTTCCAAATCTAAATAAATCATTAGGTTGTATACTAAAAGTATCAACTACTTGTGTATAATTTCTACTTGTAATTGATGATGGAGTAAAGGAAGATGAATAATAATAAGTACTTAAAACAGTATCTACCTCAATAGATGATGAAGAAGCTGAACTAGTAGTAAATAAAGGAGAAATAGGAGGTAATATACTATCATATATATCTTCATTATACGCGGTATTTTTATCCTTTATATCAATAAAAGTTTTTCTACTTGTTGGGGTTGTAAATATACCAGTACCATTTTCAGTTGAATTATAATCTATACCGTTTAAAATATCATCCCCTCCTATAACAAAAGTAAATTTATTTAGTCCTGGGTAGTTACTGTTGGCATTAACTCCAAAAATATCAGTTACTGATAATAAATAAAATCTTATTCTTAGATAATCTCCAGCTGATAAAGTTATATTTTCCTGTGAAAATCTACAAAGAAATAAACCCTCAGCTATATTATCAAATATAATTTGATTATCATATCCTTGAGGATTATTTGTTGGGTTTCCTTGATAATAGATCTGTTGTATATCTGATATAACTATAGGTCTCCAGTTTGAGTTATTTATATCTGATGTTGATTCAATAGCGGCGAAAATTTTAAACCCAGCAGGACCTGGTCGATTTCCTGTAGCAAGAACTTCTACTCGGTCATCTCCATAAAAATAAAAAGGTATTTGTCCACTTATAGAATACTTAGTACTTGTTCTAGGTACTTTATAGAAATAGTCAGCTGAAGTTGAGTTAAATGTTGTTGAATCACTTTCACTATTACTAAGAATATTATTAAATTTTGTTAATTTAAATCCCCAAACATATTTACCATATCTTGAAGGATAAGGAGAATTTGTAAAATTATATACTAAATTATATGTGAAATTTGTTTTAGAATTAGCTCCATAAACTCCACCTAAATAAGAATTCCATTGTGTCTCTGTAAAAAAAGCATAAGACATAGGTTGAGTAGCTGAGGAATCATTAGAAGTTAAAGTATAATTATCATTAGTTTGAGCAGGATGAATATCATTAACATTTATAGCTGAAAATTGATAGTAATTATCACTTCTAGCATTCACACCAATATACTTTAATATTGAACTAATAGGAGAAGTAAAAGTAAAATTTAAAGACTCATTTCCTTCTCTATAGATTATAGGATCATATCTATATCCTCCTTTAAAAATATTTTTAACACCATCTAATGTTACTTGATTTGATGGATTTTGGATATCAGTTATAGATACTTTAACAGGATCTCCTGATCTAAAAGTATTTTGTACTTCAAATAAATTATTATTATTAGATGATAATTCAGTGATATTAGAATCTGAGTCTATTAAATATTTTAAATTTATTATAGTTTTATCATAAAAATTAAAACTTTGAGATGGAATACTCTTAACCCATCCTAGTTTATATGAATTACGATCTATAACAGCTGTTTTACCATATGAATTATCTCCAGTAACGACACTAAAATTAGATCCAGTATATGAAGTTGAAGTATATGTGTTATATTTTAAACTAGATACTTTAGTTCCTATGTAACGTGGGTTAATATGACGTTTATATGAGTAAGTAAAATCTTGTAAATCAAAACTTTCAGTAACATAAGTACTTCCAAAAACAAATCCAAAATTACCTCCTATAAGTGTTAATTTTTTTATAAGATTTGATGTTTGATTTTTTTCAACATTATTTAATAATGGATTAAATTCAACATTCCATAATGATTGAGAATAGGATCCTGTATTATCTGATTTGAAATTAATAGCAAATGGATTATAATTAGCTATATCAAAATCATCATGAATGAATATTGATGAACTTGGTAATTCACCTGTAAAGAAATCCCTACCATCAGAAATTTGAGAAACAGGACCTAAATTAGAATTAATAGTATAACTATAAGTAGGTTGTGTATATCCTCCACCATTACTTGAAGTAATAAATAAAACATTAATAGAAGATGTTATATTATTATGCTTATTTACCCCAGGATCATTTATTTTTTGAGTTGATCTTTCAAGTATATTTGGTTTTATAACCATACCTGTAGCGGCATTAGTTCTAGCAGGTATAAAATCTTTAAGTGTTCTAAATAATGATGTGTGGAAAAATTCAATTAATCGGATATAATCCTTATAGTTGAATGGTTTTTTATATTTTTTAAAATGATCAAATCTTAATTTATTTAAATTAATTAAACTATTACCTGATGGATCACCAATATAATCATCTATAGTGTAAGTGGCACCTAAACTAGCTATAATATCTCTATCAATTTCATCTTGTGGAGATAGACTAGCGTCAAGTAAGTGTATATCTTTTGTTGTTGGTAATAAAGATTGTACTTCAATACTCTTATTAGGTAATAATTGAGTACCATATGTACTTCCACTCATTATTCTCACCTTATCTGTTACTGGATTTGCGTATCCCGAGTTGGCTACATTAGTATAATATGTCTCAGTAAATGATGAGTAATTATTTTGATTTAAAAAATTTGAAAATGAAGCGGTTAGTATTTGAGTATTTTGGTCTGGATGTGTTGAATATAATTTTGTAGTTATACTATGGTTATATGTGTATAAATTATTTCCTAATGTAAACCTAGTTGCTAAATCATTAAATGAAGATCCTGTTATATTTCCTTCAATTGATTCAGGATTTAAGACATGAATATTAAATTTAGATTCTGATATAAAATTAGACCATAATCTTAATTCTTGCACTGATCCAGAAAATGGATATGTACCTCCACCAATAGATAGTGTTGTTCCTTGAGTGTACCAGGAAGTATTTTCTGTAGTAGTTGTTAAACTAGCGCTAGCGACATGTCCTACTTTTCCCCAAATATTATTTTTAACATAAACAGTATATGTTTGAGAAGTACTAACATCTCCTATTCTTAAATTAGGATTACTTCTTTGCACTAAAATACTATACCAAGATGTTTCTCCATCTGATCCAGTTGTGAAAATAGGAATTGTTGGAGTAATAATAGTACTAGTTCCTAATTTAAATTGTAAGTATCCAAAATCACCAACACTACCTGAGTAAATAGAATTATTTGATCCTGTATTTGTGTATAATAAATTTAATGAATAGTTAGATCCATTATAAAATAAAGATTGAGTAGCGTATGTTGATGATAAAATATTTGAGGATGTAGTGAATGCTTTAAATCTAAGTTCAATACCATTAGGAACTATATCATTATATCCAGTCCTATTAAAACTTTGTGATGTGTAATTCCAAGGTATAGTTATTGTATTATTGCTAATAGTATTTAAACCATAAGTGAATCTATCAAATTCATATTCTGTAGTAGCTGTAGATTTATCTACACCACCATATTCAGTATATCCCATTATTGTTGTTGGAATACCAAATATAGTATTTAAATATTGAATAAATCTATTAGTACCTTTAGATTTAAGTAATAAAGGTAAATTATGATATAAACGTTTATAAATACCTTTTTCCTGATCTTGACCAGGCATAGAGTATTGAGAAGCTGTTACTAAAGTCTCATATGATCCTGTATTAGGAAGATATTTTCCATCAGGAGTAACTCCATATAAATATTGAAATACATTTTCTCCATCTTGATCAGGATATACATTTACTCCCATTGATTGAAGAGCAAAATATACTAAATCTTTAGATATACCTTTAGTTAAATTATTTTTTGATTGATATAAATCAGTTATAGCTTTAGTATATAACCAAATCTCATCAAACATTAAACCCATAGAAGAAATATACTTAAATAAGTTATTATTAGATGAATTTTCATTTATATATGTTGGTAAAGCGTATATTAAATAATTTTGATTATTTATATCATATAAAGAAGCTGAGTCATAACTGCTGCTATACCATAATAACCCTTGTGAAGAAGTTGAAGCGTAATTTATATATGGTTTTACTGAGTTTTGTTTAGGCCAAGTAAAAGAAGATGATTCATAATAAAGAAATTTCTCATATCCATCAAAACTTTGAATAACATTATTTAATTGGTTTTTATAATTTTGAGCATCTTGTTGAGCAGCTATTGTTGAGAAAGAAGCTGCTGAAGAACTAGCCGCTGTATAAGTCTCAATTAAATTAAGTTTATATTTAAATCCATCTAATCTATTAACAGCTGATGAATAATGAATAAAATTAGATAAATCAGTATAATCAATATTTATACTAAATTGAGATGAACTAACTAATCCTAATAAAGATTGTAGTTGTGAATTAACACTTGATTTTGAATCTATAATTTGATTAAAACTAAAATATTGAGTTGGATTAGCTCTAACATTATCTAATTCTATATCAAAATTAGCGCTACGTAATGAAGCATATGTTGGTTTTATAACATCAGGAGTTATACCTACTTGGAATGCTTTACTATCTGATATTTTATCAACTATATTAAGAGTTGCTAAAGTATTAAAATTACCAGGTAATGGATTTAAAAGTTTAATTAATAAAGTTGGTGGATCTGTATTCTCATCTAACGCTATATTAATACATGGTAATAAAATACCATTACCTAAATTTATATAAAATTCTTTAAAATATCCTAAAGATTGAAATTCATTTATAAATGATAAAGCACCATTAGTTAATGTTGTTGCTGAGGAGTTAGTACCTAATCTAAGTTCAGTTCTATTAGCTGATATTTCTTTGATGAAGAAAATCTTATTAACATCATTTATAACCTTAGGTCGTAAAATATTATATTCAAATATATAACTACCAAATCCTAAACTATTTTGTTGAGCGTCATCCTCTGGAGAGAAATCTAATTCTTGAGTATATGTTTCTGTTTCAGCTGGATAATTTCCTGGAATTTTAAAATTTAAAAAAGGAACAATTTGAAATATAAAAGTATTATTTAGATCATATACATTCATTTCAACATAGTCACCAGCCACACCATACTTTCTAGTTTGATTATTAGTCAAAACTAGAGATGATACTGAACCAGGTAATATGTTTGTTACATTATTTAATGCTGTTACATTAGTAGCCATAATTATAATTCTTGTAGTTCACCAGGATTGATTTTAGAAGCCTGGAATATTTGATTTTTTAATTCAACATTTTCTTGTCTTAAATATTCTATTTCTATTTGAAGATCATCTAAAGATAATCCTAGATATTCTAAACTTCTGTTAGCTAAACCTAAATGAGAGTTATCTGATCCAGATGGTGGTATTTCATAAAATAAAATATTATATTGTTCAAAAAATTGATCAACTGTTGTATCAGGAACCGCTGGAATTTGGGTTTCTGATGGAGGGATTAATTGACTAAAACTAGTATCAATAACATTATTTATATTGTTACTATATATAGTTTTTTGTAATGTAACTATCTCACTCATAATTAAACAGTTTGGTTTACTTTAAAATAAAAATCATCATCATATATATAAGTTCCACCATCAATCACTGATTTGATTTGTATTTTATAATAACGATCTGGTTCTAACCCATTCATATATAACATAAAATAACTACTTATTGAGTCATTACTTAATTGAGTAGCGATATTATCAAAATCAATAACTCTTAAATTTGAATTTAAATCAATTATTGAATAATATGTTGTAGTTGGTAATAATTTATTATAACTTTGTAAAGAACTAGTAGTATATGTTCTAGCTGGGTATCTATCTTTAGCGTACACTCTAAATTTTACATATTCATTATCATAAAATATATTTTTATTATTTGATAATGATACTAATATATTATTATCACTCACATAAGATGTAGATCCTGAATTGAATGTACTATCCTTCCATTTAAATTCCAAACATGGAGGATAAATTGTATTAGTATCTCTTGAAAAGAAATTAAAAGTATAGTTATAATTAGAATTAAACTCAATAGATCCAGTATTACGAATTATAAATCCATTATTTGGTATAACACTAGATGTCCAAGCAGTTACTATTGATGTCACATCAAAATTAAGATCTTTAGTTGAAAAAAATGTAAATGATTGACTAACTGTATAATTAGAGTACCAATTAGCTCCACCAATATTATTAGAGATAAAACTACCTGTTGTATTAGAAGGAAATCCAGATGTTGTCCATGATGTTGATTGATTAGCTTTTCTATATTTCCAACTACAACCATCATAAGTCTCAGGAATATTATTAAAACGTCCTGTACCCATATCCCAACTTTCATAAATTGGATTAACAATTAAATTAAATCCTGTAGGAATACCATCAACTGCGGCGTTATATAATTTTAAAGAGGCTGTAAAATTAACGCCTGATTTAGTTATAGCATCTGTTATATCAGTGTTATCAAATTGGATTAACACCCGGCTAGTAGAAGAAGACACATAAAGATTAGGAGGATTTTTAGATAAGTCTAAAATCGAATCTAACCCTGCATTGAGAGTATTATAATCTGTGTAGATAGTTGTGTCCTGTGATGGAAATATTTTATAAACACCCATTTATATTAGTATTAGTCTAGTATAAATATCAAGCAATTATAAAATTTTAATAAGTAACTACACGTCCATATATATCTGTGTTAGGATATCTTACTTCAAATATCATTGGATCTATTGATGGATATATAACTCCCTGTTTAGTAGCACTTTGAATATCATAAGAATATTGTGAATAATTACCACCAGCTAAATTTTGAATATCAACATTAATAACTGATCTAACTCCAGCTGTATTACTTAATAAATTATAAACATCTGAGTATATAATAGGTTGGTTAATTTGCCACTTATCAATATCAAAATAATTTTGTAAAGTTGTAGTACATCTAGTTATTACTTCTTGAGCATTATATGATGGTGTTAAAGTAATGTCAAAATTAACTTTAATATTAATATAATACGCATCTTTAATCAAAATAGCATCACTAGCCATTTTATAATATCCTAAATATGTTTTTAAATTTTGCTTTATTGTATTGGATAATGTTGTAATTTTATTATTAATGTCTGTTGATAAAACATAAATAGATATAGCTAATGGATTATTATTTATAAAATTCTGTCGGTCAGTATCATTAGCTACTAAATAATCTTGTGCTACATAAGCTTTACTTATGTAACCGAACTTAGCAGGCATAGATAAAGCTCTAACTAAATAATCAGCTTTAGTAACATTTCTATTTTGAGTTGGAAAATTAGCTAAAGCTTGTAAACGAATTTGTTCTGTTGTTTCACCAGGACCTCCACCAAATGATGGAGATGGATTGTTAGCTTTAATTGTATCTCTTAACGCTGTTATTAATGTATTATTTAAATTATATGAGTTAATTAAAGCATCATTTCCAATAGTTGTGCTAACATTAATATCATTAGATGGTAAATTTGTACTTATTCCTCCACCGACAATATAATTTACAGTTAATGTTGTATTAGATGGTGCTATACCATACTCATTAGTGTACATAAAATTTGATGGGTCATAAGATTGATTTAATTTACTTATACCATCAACTAATCCCATACCTACATTATCTGGATTTGGAATAATTAATTCATCTGGAGTTGATACTACTCCACTACCAAATTCTAAAGTTAATGTGTTGTCATCTTCAAAACGAGTAGCGAAGCGTCTTGGTACTTTTTTTAAGCGCAATAAAAATCTAGCTGTATTATTCTCATCATAATAGTTAGGTTCATTAATAGCGATATTTAATGTTTCATCAAATATTGTATCTTGAGCTAAATAAGGTACTTCATACCAATTATTACCATCACTATCAACAACACTTAATATTTGTATTATATTATCATCATTGATGGTAGATATAGGAAATTGAGTTGGACTTCCGAAATTAAAATCTATTGTTTTTATAGTACCAGAATATGCTTTTACTTGTTTTTTAAGTAAATAAAATTGTGGATTTCCGGATCCATCATATTGGTATATAGTCACTAATGTTGGATCAAATGAAGATGAAAATTTAAAATCAACTAATTCTTCAGTTATGAAAGTAACACTTGGATTTGATTTTGATGCTATAACAGTATTTTGAGGAATTTGAAATGTGTATCTATAATCTGGTGAATAATTAGGAGTACCAGTACTTGGTATTTGCTGGTAGATATCTAATATGACAGATGATGCTATTGTTACTTTAGGTCTATATCCTAAAGCATAAGCAAGAGCTATTATATTTTTTCTTTCTTGGGCATATAAAAGTAATGTTTCTTGTAATTGAGTATCTGTATAAAAACTCAAAACATCACCAACATAAGCCGCCATTTCAATAAACATATTACCTGGAGAAGATGGACTAAAATCCATGTACGTATTTTGGAAATATGTTCTAGCATAATCAATTAGATTTTGCTTTAACGAAGAGAAATCTTTACTAAAATATTTTATATCTGGAGTATTCGCCATTTTTAGAATGTATTTAAATTATTTGTTTCTACATTTAGTACTAAACTATCATCTTCTTGATTTATTTGATAAACTATAGTTATGGTAACAATATTGAAATCTGGATTAGGAGATGCTGAAATTGATTGTAAATTAATACCTGGTATATTATTGACTATCTCTGTTTCTAGTTTGGCTGTTATAGTATCAAAAGAAGTATTGTCAGCTTGTTCAAATATAGCTCTTTTAAGATCACCACCAAACTCAGGATCATACATTCTTTCACCTTTATTAGTTAATAAAAAATTAATAAGGTTTGATTTTATTTGATCTCGTGTGGTAGATGTTGTGTTAAAAATATCAGTACTATTGTTAAATAGAATATTAACACCTATTCCCATAGGTTGTCCTATATCAATAGGATTAATTCGATATGTTTGCCTATATGCCATTATTATAATTTACCGTCTTGTTTCATTTTATTCATTAAAGCGCTAAAATCAGGGACTACATCAATTTTAACAGCGTTGATATCTCCCGCTGGTCTTGTATTAGCTAACATTTGATCTACACTTTCAACAACAACAGGTTCTGAGACTCCACCATATTGTCCCATCATAGCACTAAAGTTTGGAGCTTGTTGTGATGTTCCATCAATTATTGAACGCCACTCATTTCCATGTGCTGTTTCATTTAATATATTATTTAATATATTGTTGTTGGTAAAGGAAATTGGTTGTTGAGATTTAGAAGGTTTAATAGAATCAACTAATGAATTTTTTATGACAGGTTTTTTAGCTTCTGTCATAGGTTTTTTAGGTTCTGGTGTTTCTAATAATAGACCTAATTCTTCACGTACAACTAATTGTACTTCTTCACGTATAACTTTACGTAAAATTTTAATAAAAGTATCTGCTTTCATGATTATAAATATTTTATCCTAATATTTGTTTGATTTCTTCTAATAATTGTTGTGGATTTTTTATTTTACTTGGAGCTGTTTGTGTTATTTTAAATTTAGAGTATGAATCTAACGCTTGATACTGTATAGCACCATTAGGTAAAGTCACTAATTCTAATATATATGACTTACCAACAGCATCTGTGTATTCTTCATTTTCTGGGGCTGTTGTTTGAACATCATTTATACTTTCTATTAAAGATAATGATGTACTATCTGAGACTCCTGGAATACCTTCATTGCTTGGAGAAGATACTATTATAAATTGTAATTGGTCTAGTTTAATTTTTATATCAGTTAATGCTTTTTTTAAAATACTTAATATAGATTTAGCTATTGTTATACCTGCTTTATATTTTTCTACTTTTACTTTAGCATCCCCAAGTTTTATTATACTAATAGTTATATTTGATAGTAAAACACCACTAGTTTTAGCTGGAGAAGGACTAGCTAAATCTGCTGTAACTGAGGTTAATTGAACACCTAGTTGCACTAATTTTAGTTTAATATATAATTGAATAATTGATAAAGCTATGTTTATTATTCTTAATATATTATTTAATATGGTAATTACTTGTTGTAATTTTTGTACTGTTGTTTTTAAATTAGCTACTTTCCTATCAAAATTACTTTTAAATATAGAATAATCACCAGGATTTGAAGGAGTAAAAGTAAATGTACCTCCAGATACAGTTAATGTACCTTTATTTTTTACTTGTTCTCGAGTTTGTTTTTCTAGTTTTTTTATAAGTAATTTAGCTATATACTCAATTTTAATAAATTGAGATACTATAGGTGTTAAAACAGTTATAACTTGATTTTTAGAAACAGATAATGTTTGCTGTTTCAAAAAAGATTTAGGATCATTTAAATTTTTAAATGGATCAAGCTCTTTTTGTTTTCCTTTAATAGTATCAAGTTGTTTCTTAAATTGATTAAGTTTATCCTTAGCATTAGATATACTACCACTAACTTGATTTTTAGTTGATGAGAAACTTCCACTTATAGAGGATCCTATATTAGCTATACTACCACTAACGCTAGATTGTCCTTGACTTGATAAAGGTACAGGACTAGGAATAGCTCCTGGAGTTGGTGGTTTGTATTGAGAGTTTTGGGTGTTGAATGTATCTGGCATTATATTGTATATGTTATGTTAGATTGAACAATTCCTGGTGATTCTAGATCTGCTTGTACTAGTTTAAAATCTTGTTTTAATTTATTTGAAAATAATTGTAATATAGGTGTTGCTTCAGGTACAGATGCTGCTACAGCATCTGAATAATTTTCAATAGCTTTCATTAAATCTTTTAAAGTAGCAGCTAAAGTTTTACCTTTAACTACAGGTTCTACTTCTCTTCCTTTAGTAGCTATACCAAATTGAACTCTAGGAGCGTTAATAACAAATAAATTATCTGAATTAGTACTTCCTAATGGTCCTATATCAATACGTACAGAATCTCCAGCTGAGATATGGAATATTTTTTTAGTTAAAAATTCAATATCATCAGTTGTTGTATTAAATATTAATCGTTCAGAAGATAATAATATTTTTTCGCCTTTAAAATCTTTCATATTTTTATTTTATTTTTAATAAATACCAGCTTTATATTGGTCAAAACGCTTATTACCCCATGATTGATAAATAGATCTTCTATATTTGATAGCTTCAGGAGTAGCTGCTATACCTACCCATTTTGTTACATATAAAGTTGAAAAAGTATCAATATCAGTAGCTGTTAATATTCCTTTATTTCGACATGCTATAATTTTAGCTGAAACAGCATCATCAAGACTATTAAATCCCGCGAATATTCTTAAACCATAATCATCTTTAGCTATATAACGATAAGCTATAAAACTACTCATTTTAACTCCACTATATTGAGCTGTCCAATATGCCTCAGCTTGAATACCAAATATATTATAATTATATCCTGAAAAATAAGGTTGACTTTTATCCTCTCTAGCGGCTTCGGATGCTGTTAAAGTTAACATATTTCTAGCTTCTTGTTCAGTTAAACCCTTAGTTTTAAAAAGCTTTATCATTTCTTGAATACTAACTAATTTAGAGGTATATGTTACTTCTTTAACTGGAATTTTTCCACGGTATTTATCTGGTAATTTTCCTTTCGCCCCTGGAATAGGATTTGGTAGGTTAATTTCTTGATTAACATCTCCTAAGGCTCCAACTAAAACTCCTTCAGCGAGTACTGTTTTAGTACTTTTAGTAGTTGTTTTTGTAGGTGTAGTTGCTTTTGTTGGAGTTGTTTTAATTGGTTTTAATTTAATAACTTCAGTTGATCCTTTATATTCTTCAGGAGTATATGAAGCTACTAAATCATTTTGTACAGGAGCTGAAGGTGTAACAATTTGATCTCCAACTGTATACTCAAATATTTGTACTGGATCTAATTCAATTCCAGTTTCATCTAAAAATGTAAAATTCTCTTTTTCTTCTTCCCCATCTGTTGATGGAGCCGCTTCAGGAATATTTTCTTCTTGAATAATAGGACTTTCTGGAGTCACAGGTGTGGTAGAAACTACAGTTTGATTTTGTATTTGTATTTGATCTTGCTGTTGAGTTTGCTGTTGATCTTGCTGTTGAGTTTGCTGTTGATTTTGGGTTTGTGTGGGAGATTGAGGTATTGTTGGTGTAGAGCCTAAATTATTTTCAATTTCTGTTCTAAATTTAGTTAATGTCGTTGCTGGTATACTCATATGGTCACGTGACACAGAAGTAGCATTAGCCCCAACATTTTTAACTAGAATTTTTATTAAAGGAGGATAAGTTGGATAATAACCCCAATTTCCAGTATTATACATCATATATACTTTAGTACCTGTTGATTTTACTTTAGTAATATTACTAGAAAAAACTTTCCCAGGCCATGGATCCATTATTATAAGGTTAACAAGATTAGGTAAAGTAGTTAATACTCTTTGAATACTTCTACCATCATTACCACTACCTGAAAATATACCTATACTAAGATTTTTTTCAGATAAATTTGCATTTTTTAATTCGGTTTCATATTCTTTTTTAACACTTTCCCATTTTGTTAAATCTTGGTTAGGTATAACAATAACATATTTTTCATAAAAATCAGGTATTCCTTTTTTTACTAATGGAGGCATATATTGTTTACCAATTTGTTTATTAGGTAATGTTGTGCCAGGATATAAAACAAATACACTCACTGGACCTGTAACACCATTAGGTATAGTTATTGTAGCGTCAGCAGTTACAATAGTTTTATATCCTTTAACTGTAGGTTTATTAGGAGTTGTTATTTTGTTTGGGTCAGTGGTAGGTTGAGTTGTCTCCTTATTATTGTTTCCTTCAGTGTAATCTATATTTTTTTCAGCTGGGATTAAAGCAAATACTGATCCTGTATTGCCATTTATGTCTATATTTTCTCCAGATTCTAATTGTTCTGTTGATGCTTGATTGGCAGGACCATACATAATAGTAGATCCATCTGTTTTGGCTGTTAATCCATTAGATTGTCTGCCTTCAAGACTAGCATCTCCTTCATTAGTATTTCTAAGATATTGTTTATCTGGCATGACTTTATTTTATTTAATGTAAACAATTCTGCTTAATCCTGCTTCAATGGTTTCTTTAGATTGGTTATATCTAATAACTCCTCCTGCTGGGTCGAATACAGTGTAGGTACCATCTTGATTTTTACCTGCTATAACCATCCAATGTTGTTTACTGGCTGTGTAGCTTATACCTATAGTTACTATTTTTTTCCCTTTAAAGCTTGCTCCAGATGGACTTCTTTTTATAGTACCATGATAATCATTATATCCTTTATCCCATCCCCAACCACTAAATATTTTTCCACCTTTCCATTCAAAACCAACAGGTCTATTTTTTAATATATTATCAACATCAGATGCTAAATTGGCTTCTTTTAATATAACAGTTCCATTAACAGCTGTTCCAAATCTATCATAATAAACTGAAACAGATTGATTTTTTTTAGTATTCCAATGCCATTTAGGAGTTTTTGTAGCATCTTGAGTAAACCAAGCTGTTAACATAGATAAAGTATTATAACAACATCCATGACTAGACTGTTTTAAATCACCACTTTTATATGATCCCCATTCTGGGTCTGATTGACTATATAAAGGAGAAGGCCAATAGTATAAATCTCCTAAGTTTCCATAATCACTATTATTTTGTATTATTTTAAATATAGATCCCTTTTTAACTGTTGGTTTTGGAGTAGGAGTTGTTTTTTTAGGATTAGATTTATTTTCTTCATTACTTAATATAATTTGTTGTTGATTAATTTTAGCAACATCAGCATCTGATATAATTTCATTATCATTATCTTTAACATCAATAACATTAAATACTTTTATAGGATCTAATTCAATTCCTGTTTCATCTAAAAATGTAAAATTCTCTTTTTCTTCTTCATTATCATCAGAAGGTGATTCTTGTGGTATTATAATTTCCTGAGAAGGTGGAAGAATATTATTATCTTTTGTTGAGACTGTTTCAGTTGTTGTTTTTGGAGCAGGAGCAGATACTGTTGTTGAAGTTATATTTACTGTTGTTGTTGATCCAAACTCATGAACAATATCTATATGATTAATTTTATTATTTAATATTAATAATGTTATTTTTTTATTATGTTCTTCCCAATAATCTACTTTAGGTGTACCAACAGTACCATCTTTATTACGTTTTGGAGAATAAATAACACATCCAGCAGAATATGTTTCTGACCAACCTCCATGAATTCTAATACCACCAAAGCTTAAACCACTAGCTTTTAAACTAACAGCATCAGAAGTTGTTCCAATTCGAGCGAAAACTCCATTAGCGCTCCAATTTAAAATAGGATTATTTGGATCTTTTGGAACTTTTACCCTATATCTAAATAAAAGATTATTTGATGTATCACTTAATTTAATATTAAATCGACCTGAAGGTATAGCTGTTTTTGAGTCTATTTTTACGGTTCGTATAGGATCTTCACATGTAAATCCAAGTACTTGTCCTTTAAACCACATTGTACCTGTGACACGTGTTGAATTAGAAGTTTCTCTTACTAAAACAAGACCATCACCCTTAGTAATTAAATCTTGAGTAGATTGAGATAGAACATTTAAAGGTTTATAAGTACCATTTAATCCTCCAGCATTAATTGTAGGTGTTGTTATTTTATTTGGATCAGTGGTAGGTTGTGTTGTCTCCTTATTATCATTTCCTTCAGGATATTCTATATTTTTTTCAGCAGGTATAATAGCAACAATAGTACCAACATTTCCATTTATAGCTACATTAGTTACATCGGTTTGTGTTTCTAATTGTTCTAATTGAGATTTATTTACACCAGAATATAATAATGTTGTACCATCTGTTTTGGCTGTTAATCCATTAGATTGTCTGCCTTCAAAACTAGCATCTCCTACATCAATACTTCTAAGATATTGTTTATTTGACATGATTAATTATAAGTTGTTGGTTTAGCCCATTTCATAAAATTTTCTTCAACATTCTTAACATCATCTGGAAGAGAAACATCCATAGGTCTTACTACACCTGTTTTTAGATCTCTTAGTTTTATTCCTGGGTTGAAAGGTGGTTTTTTAGTTTTCCATTCATTTATAAGATATGCCCTATATATTTTAAGAGCATCTTGTATTTTTCTTATATCATCACTAGTATTATCAGGTCTAGTATATGTCACCCAGAAATCTTTTTTGACTTTAGTTTTATATTCAGACCAAACATTTTTACTAAATGGCTTTGTGTTCATACTTTTATTTCCACTATATTTCTTACCTTGCATCCATGTTTGGAATTCATTCCAAGCCTCCATTTGAGGAATTGTTAAATTATAATTCTGAACTATACTTATTAATATATTATTACTTTCCGCGATTCCTAAAGCTGTTTTTATTACTTGAGGAGGTTTACCTTTTAACTCAATAGTTAATGTCATTAATCCTTTAGGGAATATAAATTGAGAGGTATATTCTCCATTAATTCCATCAGTATCAGTACCTTGTCTTTCTGAATTTTGATTTGAATTAGGAGTGCTATTAGGATTTGAGTTAGCTCCTATCTCATTCATTTTATAGTTATTTAAACTATTAGGATTATTTGTTGTTGAAGTTTTATCTTGTGGTACTTTATTATCATCAACAGTACCTTGAATAGATATAGGAGAACCATAATATGTTTCTTGATCAAATTGTCCAGCTGAAGATCCAATATTAGGTGTTGGACCTTTAATTAAAGGTACTAGTTCATCTACTACAGGAAGACGAGTAAGATTAGGATTAATATTTTTAGCTACTCCAACAAATTTACGTTTATTATCTGATGCTGATGGGCCAAGATTATTTGTGACTAATTCATATTTGATAGATCTATCTTTAGTGTTTACTTCAATAACTCTACCATATTGAGTATTAGTTGAAGGAGTAGGATTAGATCTACCTCCAAGTCCAGTGACTTGATTATTATTAGCGGTTGTATTACCTGTTATTATTCTATTTTCAGCTCCCATTTCCTATTTGTTTAATAGATACATTATTAATTTCTTGGAATAATAATTCTTTATCTCTATCACTTAACATATTACCATCACCACTATCACCACTATTAGACATAGCGCGTTGAACAATTCCTGCCATTTTGATTAAGGCGTCATCATTCTTAATAGATAATTCCATATATTCTTTTAACAAAGGAACAAGCATCATCGCGTCACCTGGTTCCTGTATCATAGGTTTCAGTTGATCGATTAATGCTTTAATTTCTTTTTCCTTACGACTCGCGTTCTTGTATATATCTTCAAGTAGGTTAGCGAATGTTTTGTCTTTAAATAAAACTTGATTAAAATCCATATTGATTGTTTAATATAAATATGGAAAATATAAAAGATTAATTCTTAAGACTTATATATCCATGTTCATAAAATTCATTATACTTATGAATATATATCACTTTTAAACGCTTTATAATTTTAGTTATTTGAGGGGTTGACGCGTCTGTTATTTCCTTTATGTATATGTAAAGTGCTTTTTTATTAAATATATCTAAATTTTCACTTTTCTTAAATAACTCATTTATAGCATCTGCTATTTGAGCATCACGTTGTTTTGGAAATAAAGAAAATATTTTACTATCAATATATTGTGTAAATTGTTTTAGAAAATGAGATACTTTATCTAATTTATAGTTATCATTATGATTATTTACTAAATCAACTAAAATAGATTTATCCTCATCAATAGCGTCAATAGATGCTTTATCTTTTAATTTTTTATAGTTAGCATTATTATATAAGATAAGATAGCGCTTAGCGATAGTACCAAAGTAAGAAAAAGCTTTTCCTTTAGTTTGATCATATAAATGTAATTTTTCAAGTAGAAACGCTACTACTTCATGTTGGAGTTCAGGTATTGTATCCACTTCTGTATAGTAAAACTTAAAAGTGTGTATGATATTCTCAGCCAGTTTATGAAAGGAGTAATTAATTTTTTCATTAAAAATTTGATTTCGTTTAGCTTGATTTTTTGTTCTGAGATATTCTAATATGGCATCTTCAGTTTCTTGAGTAAAGTAAATATTAGCCTTTTTTGGCTTACGTTTACGTACAGTTCCTTTTTTAGTTAGTAATATTTCTTCAGCCATATTATTTATTCTTAAGATAGTGATTTAATGAATCTTGTATATTTTGTAAATTACGGAAGAAAAAACCTATTTGATCGTCTGATTTAAACGCTTCAGTTAAATCAATAGCATTAAGTTGTTTATTTGATTCATCAACAATAGCTGAAATACTATCAATGATAGTTTGTTGTTTGATAGCTATTTCTTCTAATTTAACTACTTTTTGATTTAAATTGTAAATAATAAATCCCGCGATAGTAGCGACCCATAATACAATTGCAATAATTCCTAGTACCATATTATAAATTTTTCATTATATCTGCTAAAGCAGGATTAGCTAATTTTTTCATAGCCTTTGCTTTAACATTACTATTATTTTTATTTAGACTAAAATTAGTTTCTTTAGCCGGTTTTTCAACACGTGGTCCTAATAATTTAGGTAACCACTCAATTTCAAATTCAACACGAGCAGCTAATAAATCAGCCTGATGTAAAACATATACTAACGAAGTACGGGGCTTAGTTTCAGGTGTAAAACCCATTAAGTAAGCCTTATTTGATTCCTCATATAGTCCATCATGTGTTTTTATAGCGATCATTTCGTTCTTAGTAGGTATAATACCATTACTAATTAGTAAATACAAACCGCGATCAGGAACAGTCATATATTCTAAACGATCGTTAAACATATAAGTTTCGTTTAGTTTATCTCGTCTCCATTGATCTGTCTGTTCAATATATGATGCGTTCTGTTCATCTCCAAATTTACCTAAATCATGATTGATAGCTGAGAATACAAGTTCCTCAGTTGTGTAAGTATCTATCATTCCAAATGAGCGCCATACTTCATCTAACTTAAGAGCCGCTTCAACTACTCTATTTACATGATCAATATAACCACCTGGAAAACAGTTATGGTATTGCGACTTATGAGACGCGGGCATCATTATGAAACGTTCTTCATATTTAAGGTAGAATTCTTTAAGTTGTTTACCTCGTGAAAATGGAATGTGAGTGTCAATATAGCTGAGAAATTTATCCCAATTATTTTTAATTTGTTCTGGTGTTAACATAACTTTTATTTAAATATGAATTAATTTTGTTGTTCTCCATTAATTAGTGATCTAACTTCTTCAACTTTATCTTTCATTTTACTAACCATTTCTTTGGCTGTCATGATATTAAAGTTAGGATTTGAAAATTGCGCTTGAAATCCATTTAACATGTTCTCAAGTTGATCTAATTTGTCTTGTGTTAATTGTTTATATCTCATTTTATATATGATTTTATGATACCGACTAAATGTGGTATCGTGTCAAATGTACGTAATGTATCTGATGTTTCCAAGTTCGTTTCTGAGAGGATAGTTATAATTTCAGATTGTGAATCTATGAATACTATTGGATAATGTTCAACTCCGAATTTCTGTTCTATATTATCAGCGAAAACAGTATGTTCATCAGCATCTATATTAATGTAGGATATTCCTAACCCATCTAATTCACTCTTCAGCCACATACAATAATCACATCCACTTAATGTCATTATCCTAACTCCTACTCCTCTATTCATTCCATCATTACTCATAAGTAACTAATTTAATTTATTAATGTTAAATAAAAAATATGGAAAATTCTCTGGGAGGCCAAACTTTATTATGGAGGTCAGCCAAAAATTTTCAACGGCCTTTACCGGGGATTTAACGGTGTTATTGGTTAGCATATAAATATATACGAGGATCAAATTTTAATGGTTTAAATCGGTTATTAATCATGTTAAAACCCAATTCTTTCGAATTGGGCTAACATTATTTATTATGGCTAAAAACTATTTAGTAATATATTTAACTAATTCTTTATTCAACATCATTAATTTAAACTTACCTGGATTACTATTATAAATTGATTTAATCATATTATAACTCACATCTGTAGCAAATATTTTTTCCGTTACAATTTTAGAAATACGATCAATACTATCTTTTTCAATTTTATTATCTTTAGCAAAAAACTCTAAATAGTTAGCTAATCTAGTTCCTAATGTAGCGGCAATATCTGCTCTATAAGCATTATCTTTACCAACTAATCCTTTAAGTGTATTCATCACATAATGTTCATCTTGTGTCATAATGTTTTCTGGTGAAATCATTTTATCCAACTTATTATTAATAAACATTGTAAACAAAGTACTAAATTCACTACCAACTGAACCTTCTCCAATCATTTGAATTAGTGGTAATGATTCCTCAAACGACTTAATCGAACTAATACTGTTAAAGAACATACTAACACTTCTACTATTAATTTCTTTAGTAACTAGTTCCGGATGCATCAATAAAAAGTTAATACATCTACCATCTAATTTATTTTCTTCAGCCCACTTACCCCAACATTTAAGATCAAATTTCAAGTTAACACTAATAAATCTTGTTTTTTGAGCGTTATCAATACTGTTAACTAAATAATCTCCATTATCAGGATTAGCAGTTAAAATGATATGCCAATCTTTAGGTAAT